CATTTTCCATAAATACCGCGCTCTGTGAACATACCCGAGGGCGTTGTCGCGATCAAGTTGTCCACATACCGTTGATTTAAGAAAGTGTTATCGAAGATTGTAAAATGATTCGCGATGATCTTCTCATCGTCTGCCTTGTCGATATAATCGACTTTTAGCCAGTGTTTCGGGTGGTCCGGGTTGGTATCGCATATTATACGCGCGCCATATCCCGAGCAACGTTTTAAGATCTCATCGAAAACCTCTTTATTCGCGAGCGTGGCCTCGTTTACATAGGCTCCGAAGGCTGTCATACCCCGAATAGCTTTCAGCCCCGCTATGGACCCTGTAAACGTCGTAACGACGTATACGCCAAACAAAGTAAAGTTCCCGTGCCGGTCAAACTGAAATTCGTGTCCGTAAGCGTCCGTGATCTCGCGCAAGATATTTGTTTGAAGCGTCCCAGACGATACCGCGCCTAAAATGTACATAGGCTTTTGAACTCTGACTTTAGCAGCGTTTTTCTTGACCCGTTTCAACTCCATCAAAAAAAGATCATTGTCGAGCTTGGTTTTTCCTGCCCGTACCGCGCCGTGATTAATCATCATGTACCAGTCACGATCAACCGAGCGCTGTAAGATATCAATCTGTTTTGGGCTGTATAGATTTTCAAGAGCCATCTTTGACCACTCCTTCCAGCTTGTCGAAGTAATCGGACATGATATCTTCTGAAACGACATTGCCTTCCAAGGCTTGCTCGCGTTTCTTGTTCTCGAGCTGTTGGGCCTTGATTCGTTCCTTTTGCTCTTTCTTGTCGAGATTGTCTTTCGTGCCCTCGTTGCCGTTCATCTTGGCCAAGAGCTCAATAGCCCGTATATCACCTTTAAGAGCCTTTTGAAGAAGGACTGTCGCGATCGCTGTCTGGTTCGTCGCGTTTAGGCCCTTCTCCTCAAGTGCTTCTTTGAGCTGTGGACTGAAAACGTCCATCTCCAAAATTTGATTGACTTTCTTTTTTATATCCGTACCCGAGGCGATACCAGCTTTTCGGGCATTTCGTCGGCGTTCCTCGGGTGTTCGTTGCTCATTTGGTATTAGATTGTCTGCACCAGCCATCGCCTCACTTCCTTACTTTTGATTTTTTTATTTGTGCTTGTACTAGTCAACTTTCTTTTTTTCTCTCTTTTAAACCACCAAAAAACAGCCTCCCCAGAAAGGAATAGAGGGAGACTGAAAAGAAAAGTATAGAGTATTAGAAATGTCTGGCAAGGAGAAGAACTAAAGAACCTTACCAAAAGCGGACGGGCGGAATCGAACCGCCGAAACGAAAAAATTTTAAAAAATATAAGGGGATCCCATAACCGGGAAAAGTTTTACGAAAGTAAAAACGTGCTGTAACTGTTGGCTTGGCCCTGTCGTCCGCTGGAAGATCTCTGTTTCCTTCAATCTTCCGATAATACAATTTTACCACCTTTTTTTGAACACTTTTCCCAAATTTCAGCGTGTTTTTAAAAAAATACTTGTAACCTTTTTTTCGAGCCCTTCGAAAAAGGGTTTGATAACGTTTCGATAGACCGAGTTTTTCGACATAAACAACTCGAGTGCCACACCTTCGACGTTTTTTGATTGTGTCACGTATAAGCATTTGATCGCCTCCCAAATTGTAGGTTCACATTCGTTCGTGTACTCTTCTATCGCTTCCGCTAGTGTGTACAGTCGAATTAGTTCCGGATCGTTTTCTTTAAGGATCACGTTTTTTAAGGCTTCTGGCGTGTTACTTGCTGACTTGCTCTTTATGAACCAATTCTCGTCGAAATTTTGATAAGGGAAGCTGATCTCTTCGATTCGCTCTTTTATCTCTTTATCGAACGGGTAGCGTCGAAGCGCGTCTATAAGATAGCCATATCTTGTCTCGATTCGCAAGCGCTCCTCCTTTCTAGCCCAAGTGGGCTCTAAAATTCTCTTTCGTACACGTCAAAGACTCCGACTTTCTGACTATCGCGATAGGCCAGCACCTCTTCTTTGGTCTGAAATTCAATCTCTTCAAACTTAGTTGAATGATTACAATCCCAGCGGGTACGTTTTAGATATTTTCTAACGACATAAACTTTCATATTATCCCCCAACTCCGTTTTCATCTGCTATCTCTTGTAATTGTTGAGTCATACGCGAATTATAATCATTGTTTAACTTGTTTATAATCACGTCTTGCATTGCGTTTTTTTCTTCGATCTTCTCGAGTTCGTCCTTTTGCGTTCGGATTGTCTGTTGTAGCTCGCTGTTGCTCACCTCAAGCGTCCTGAGTCGTGAGCCAAGATTGACGCATACCACTAATAGGACAAAAAGGATAAACGCGAAATTTGCACGTATCAACTTATCATTATTCGTCACTTTCTCGTCCTTCTTTCCACATAGCGATCCCAATCACTGCGAGACCACCAAGCCACGCAAGCGATAAGAGTCCGAATATAACAGTTAATAGGTCCATTATTTTTCCTCGTTTTTTCTCTCAAAATACCTTAAAGCAAGCCAAACATCTGACAAGGTTGGCGTTCCTTTGAAAATGCCATTCCATTCCATCGAATGAAAATTAAAACCACCACCAAAATATTCAACACGAAAGTATGGTTCTTTTTGATCTTCATTCTGAAAGATTGAATTTATTTGATTGGTATTTATAATACGCTCCTCGAAATTATTTCTAAAAATAACAAACATCACTCAACCCCTCCATGAAGAATCGCTCCAAACTTTACCACCTCTGAAAGGCGATCCCGCAACTAACAAACGCTCAAGGTTTGCTCTTCTGGTTTCTAAAATTATTTCTTCAAACATTCGCAAAGATTCAGATATAGACAAAAGTTTGTGTTCCCGATCCTCAAGTTTCCTAATCAATCGTTTTCTTGTTTTATTCAGCGACATCATTCCACCTCCTTAATCTTTGTTATTTCTAAAAAACTTATAAAAAATTACTGACCAATATGAAGTCCACATAAGGTAAGATAAAGATTGAAGGAATTGTTCTACTGTCATTCCGTTACCTCCGATTTCTTAACAAAGCCTTTTCGACGTTATACAAGTCCACTGAAGAAGTCTGGATCATACGTGGAATCTGTGCGTCATGCGCTTTAAGACATATCTGGCTTTTTTCAAAATCCACATAAGCTACTTCGTCAATATCTATACACTCTTCAACCCAACCATATCTTGTGAATGCGTATATAAATACACTATTGCTCATTCTTCCCATCTCCCCCTTAGATTCCGTGCGTTCATTCGTCCACTGCTTACATTAAGAGCTTCGTTCTGTCCCGTTTTAAATTCAAACGTTTGTCCGTCAAAAACAACATTCCCGTTGCTACTTTTTAATTCTTTAAAAATCAACTGACTTTTAGTATATGGATATCTGTTTGGTCTCATTCCGTTACCTCCAACAATTCGGGATTTTCGTAGATATTCCCGATGATTTTCTCATCACCAGTCCAAGCATACCCCTCTCTTATACCTTTTAGATATATAGCAGGCATACCTCCAATGTAAGTACCACCATATTCTTTTTCTATATATACTTCATGAAGGCAACCTCTTGTACATTTAATAATATCTCCGACAAAGACCTCCTTACCATTCTTATCTTTGAGGCCTGTGGATTGCATGAGAATGATATTCTCATCTCTTGGGTGCAATTCGATTTCTTGGTTTCGATTTCTGTAAATCTCAGCCATACCATTCATAGTTTTTGTTTCTTTATGCCACGCTCTAAATTTTGGAATCATTCTGTTACCTCCTCAACTTCTATGCTTCCTTTAAATATTCGTTAAATACATCTTCATCAAGAATTCCGTTTTCGATTAGATTTTCAACTGCGATTTCAATTTTAATCAAACGATTTAATTCTTTATTTGGCAATGAAGCCATAATAATTTCTTCCATCAATTCACCTCTTCAAACTTTACAAATGTCATCCAGTGGGTTGTCCCTCTTTGCTGGCCGAATAAAGGGGCAAATGGAATGACCTTTAGTATTTCTTTTACATTTACCTGGCAATCTGACCATTTAAAAATTAAGGTTCCCCCTGTTTTTAAGACCCGCATGCACTCTTCAAAGCCTTTAGCCAAATCTTCAGACCAAGTCTCTTTATCAAGTTGACCATACTGTGCTCTCATTATCGAATTTTGACCAGCCCATTTTAAATGAGGCGGATCAAAAACAACCAAATTAAAAGTATTATTTTCAAATGGCATATCACGAAAATCGCCGATAACATCAGGATCTACATTAACTTTTTTACCATGGATTTCATACTTTTCTTTTCTTATGTCCATGAAAGTTGTATGGCTTTCGTTTTTATCAAACCAAAACATACGGCTTCCACAACATGCATCAAGTATTTTAGTTTCCGTCATTTATTCCACTTCCTCAATCTCAATTCCTTCACAATCAAACACCCAGCCAAAACCGGCCTCTTCAAGCTCTTTTCGGGTGTGGTATCCTGTTTGATGATCTATCTCATAGATTGAAGAGAAAAACCATTTTTTATTTCCTTTGTCAAAAACTAAACAGCTATTGAAGTACACTCCTTTCACTTTAACCAAATACCTCTTCTCTTCCTCAACTGTGTAGCCGTCAAGCCATGCTCGGGCGAAAAGTTCTTGGTTGTTTCCAGTTGCTAAAAATTCTTTTAGTTTTGAAAAATCTTCTTGATTTACGTAATTGTGAAAATCCACTTCATCAACTATTAGAGAACGAACAAGGGCACTAGATAAAAATGTATTTTTGCAATACTTGATCCAATCCGCCACAAATATTGGGATCTCTACTTCCTGCGTTTCGTCTAGTTCCTTTAAATCTTCTAAAAAAATTAGACGAGCGATTTCTGCTCCCGGATCCTTACATACACTTTCAAGCTTTTCGTATTTCTCAATTAACTCCTGCTTATTCATTCTTCCACCTCCTTAACTTCAAACATAGGATTGTTGAACACATCTCCAAAGCCCCCTATTTCAAGTTGTTTGCGGGTGTGTTTTGTGCGAAAATCTAACGGTTCACTTTCTCCGCTAAAGAACCAACTATCTAAACTTATACGACGATTTAGGTAATTGTAGCCTTCTTCCACCCTTTTTATCTTTACAAGATATCGCTTTTCTTTCTCGATATGATAGCCATTCACCCAAGCGTCAGCGAAGATATTTTGCCGATTCTTTTCATCTTCACAAAACCATAGATTCACTTCTTCTGGTGCGTTTTCTAGCGCGAAATGCAAAGTCTTGTTTCGCCCTCTCACGCAAGAGATCCAGTTCGCCACCGGCCGGGGGAGCGTGACTTTTTCTTTTGCTTCGTCTAATTGTTTTAAATCTTTCAAAACTTCAGACGTATCGACCCTTCTGAAACAGTCATGGTTCAAATACTCGTATTTCTCAATTAATTCTTCTTTTCTCATTCCGTTACCTCTTCAACCTCTACGAGTGGGCTTTCTAGCAACCACCCGATACCTTTTAGATTTAACTCGTCAATCGTGAACGACTGCTTAAATTTTAGCTTGTATCGTTTATCGTCTTCGAGCTCGATCATGTATGT